TACAGTGCCAGTAAGCTGCGATGCGTCGATGCTCTTGTTAGTAAGAGTCTGCGTACCAGTGAGGGTGGCTACAGTGCTATCTATAGCAAAGGTCACAGCATTACCAGAGCCGCTGGTATCAATGCCCATACCACCTGTGAAGGTCATGGTTTCAGTGTCGAGGTCAATCGACAATGCACCGCCTGTGTCAGCTTGGAAGTCTAAGTCTTGTGCAGTAACTTGAGAATCAACCTAGGTCTTTACGGCTTTAGCAGAAGGTAGGGTGGTGTCCGTTGCTGCAACGGTGGTCAGGTCAGTGTCGAGTACGCCAGCTTTGAGGTTGTCTACTTCAAGGTTGGATACTGTGTTGTTGTCAGCATCAATGGTTTTATTGGTGAGGGTTTGTGTGCCGGTGAGAGTGGCTACGGTGCTATCAATATTAAAAGTAACACTATTGCCTGAACCAGCAGTATCAATGCCTGTGCCACCAGTAAGCGTGAGACTCTCGCTGTCAAGGTCGATAGACAATGCTCCACCTGTATCTGCGGAGAAGTCGAGGTCTTGGGCGGTGACTTGGCTGTCAACGTACGCCTTGATAGATTGTTGCGTAGCCAGTGCAGTAGCACTGTCGGACGACATAGTATCTTCATCTAGGATATCCGTTACAGTTGTAGTCGGCATCGCAATGCTATCTACGTATGCAACACCGTCAATATACAGGTCTTTGAACTCTGCCCCAGATGCACCCAAGTCAACGTCATTGTCAGTTACAGGAACAATGACACCATCTTGGAAACGAACTTGTTCAGTGGACACAGAAGCTACATCAACAAAGACGCCGACACGATTGTTAGTGTCATCAACTACGACTTTGTTAATTGGGGTGGCAACACCGGGGTCGCCAATCAATCCAATGACCGGACCTTCGGCAGCAGTGCCATCGTGTTTGTGACCAGTGGTGTTACTAAATACGTTTACAAGCTGATCGAACTCTGTATTAGTGTCAGACGCTTGAATAATATCACCGTCAGTGTAATTTGATTGTCTGGTGTAGCCCGACATTACCTTCTTGCTCCTGCATTGTATTCGAGTTGAAAACCCTTAAGTGAGTACGACGCTGATGCACCCCTGTCATTTACTCGAAGGGCTATCGCAAACCCTGAACCTTCAATAGACTGTCTTACAAGTGGGTCAGTTTGTCCGCCATAGGTGGCTGTTCCGTAGGTAGACATGCCGTATACCGCCGCTACTGTAGATGTGTCAAACGGGTATGCAGCGGGTCTGGGCGCGTTAGGTGCCTCATAATCGTAGCGCACAAATAGATCAGCACTTACTGTAGACTCAGGCGCGTAATTGATAATAATACGCTGAAAGGTTTTACGAAGTCCTGCGTCCCCTAAAGATAGGTCGGGAGAACGATACTTCCCGTTAATTACATGGCCGTCGAAATCGTCACCATTTTCTTGTATATATACATAGCCGTCATACTCGCCGTGCAGTACAGTGCTTTCACCTGCGTCTATAATAAAGTCTGTACAGCTAGGACGTATGCCTTTAAGGTCTGCAAACTCATAAGCGTCGCCACGCCTTACAGCAATAATACCGGTAGTGTTCGCCCTAATAGTATTGCCATCTGAGAAGAATAGACGATACTGTGTTTTGTCGGGAATAACTACGCTGTCAAACTCAACGACGGAAGTGTGCCCCTGAAAGCGGCGCTGTATGGAGCGACTAATAGTACCTAGTTCAACGTCCCCAATCCGTTCTGTACCAGCAACTGTTCTAAGACCATCTGGTCCCAAAAATACAATATCCCCGCCAAACTCTTGAATTGTGAATCCGTTCACGCAGCCGATTTCGCGGGTAACAGGCTTTAGCACAAAGTCCGCAATAGAGTTGCCCGACAAACGAAAGATGCGTTCTTCGCAAAAAATGTACAGTTGATCGCGGAACGGAAACAGTCCTGTAATGTTGCTATCAACTTTAAGAGAACCTGCCCCATTTGCAGGATTGAAGTCATCATCCGTGTAGGGGGAAGTAAAAGCTACTTCTTGAGGGGAGTTGGACATACCTGCAAAAAACAACGCATCCTTGAATCCCGTTACATATTTGGGACTGGCGGGAGCATTTGCACTATTTAAGTCAAATACACTACCCCCTGCATACTTACTTGCGGGACCGGCTCCGTCCGCCCAAACGATATAATCCGTGCCAGCTAGATTGTACCGGAAATGTGTGTATTTACCTGCCCCAGTCCTTCCAGCATCAATTTCAGTCCAGTTTCCTGTTTTTCCTGCCTTGTGGATTTTACCACCCCTCGCAGCAATAACCTCACCCTTGAAATAAGCACACATCAAGACTTTCTCAGAGGCGGAAGCATCCTGCGGGACTATGTTACTGTTCCACTTAGTATAGCCGGAAATTCGTCTGTAGCCACCCCGAATATCAGGTTCAAAGTTTTGCAGTTCAAGTGCCATACCGGGCTGCATAGCAAATGTGGATTGGTCCAACACCAGTCCACCTTGACACGCAAACACATAAGGGCTAAGTCCAGATTCGTCAGCCATGTGTTAGCCCCCTGTTGGAAATACCGAAGTACCGTACCGTTGCGATTGTGGAATGTACGTAGAACGCACGTAGCTATAATTCCTGTTGATAAACAGACTTTGCATATGCTTGATGCCCTCTTCAAACCGTGCAAAGTTGATGCCGTACTGCTGTGCCTCACCGCGATACTGATAGCCGTAGGCAGTGGCACCATCTACGATTACCTGACGAAACTGTTCAGGAATAGTTGGCACATCAGTGGCAGCACTCAAAGATGTTGGCTTTACATATGCGTCATATTTAAGAGTGTATGCTTTATCTGGATAAGGATAGAGACCGTAGTTGTTGTCCGGTGTGCGGAATACATACAACGGCACAGCACCTACATCAGCCGCACTCTCTTGGTCAATGTGCATATCGACATACTGATTGTAGTCCACAATACGTAGCGTTGTTCCTGCTACCCCAAGAGAATCATCTTTTGAAATGCGGAATGTCTCATAGTCCACATTGTAAATGGAGGCACTGATTGAGTAACGTGTGGTGCCAGCCACTAGCGTTTCGCTTTGTTCTTGGTGGCTAAATGACCACCCAAATTCACGCTGAAAAATATAATTGATGGAATCGTTTACCGCATTCTTACACTGCGTTTGAAACCCGCGAGAATTGCCAAAGGTTGCAGCAGTAAGTGCAACTTCGTTAAAACGTGCAAGCACTTCGTTGGTGATGTCAAGGTAAGTATATGCCATCTGAAATCCCTTAAAGTGGAGGGGGCTAGTTGCCCAGCCCCCTCACTTGTTACTAGGCGAGGTTGTAAACAGCGTTTACAAGTGCCTCTGGACGCAGAATCTTGCGACCATAGAGGTGCATACCACGAACAATGTCAGCAAAGCTGTCAGGGTCGCGGTAAGTTTCGGTCTTGTTGATTTGCTCTGCAGTAGCAACAGCAGAATCATGACCGCCAACAATTACACCGAAGTTGGTAGTATTAGTACCGCCAGTAGTGGACGGACCAGTACCAAGTACAGGCAAGTTGTTGGAGACGTAGATGCGGAAACCATGCAGGTTATTCAGCACCAGACCGTTCTGAAGACCAGAACCACCGAAATCAGCGTCCAACAGACGTGAATCTTCGTCCATCAGGATTTCCTTCATTACAGGGTCAATCACCAACCAGCGACCGCGTGTGTCCACGTTGTTCTGGTCCATGATGCGAGCCATACGTGCAATGATTTGCAGTGGGTTCGCTTCACCTGTGGTTGAAGGTACACCTGACGTACCAGCGCGAGGTACGATACCGATGGACTGACCAGCGATACCACCGTTAAAGTCGGAAGCATCCAACTTGTTAGCAGCAAGCAGTTCGTCAGAACCAGCAGTAGTATCGGCCTTCGTGCCGTTTACAGTGGTGTTTACAGTGTCTGCATTTGTATGCAGAGCAGACTGCGTGTAGCCTGACAGGTAGCCAAGAACGTCTTGGTCATACTGGTCAGCAAGGCGGTAAGCCGCACGGTCACTTGCCAGAGACTGAAAGTTAACGTGGCTGTGAGCCTCTTCGATGTCGTCAACCTTGAATGCAAAGTAGTTAGCTTTGTCAATCGTCAGGCTGAAGTCAGCATCGTCAATGTCCTGTGGGACAATGGTTGTACCACGAAGGTACGCAGAAACTGAAATTTCAGGTTCCTTGATGATTTTAACGGAATCGCCCATGTTAGCGATTTCGCCAAAGTAATCAGAGTTAGTAATCGCTTCCGAAACAGCAGCCTTGCGGAAAGCAAGTTGCACCTGTTTGGAGTAGATTACTGGCGAAAAGTTGCCGTTTGGAAGGTTATTCCATCCGACTGCACTACCGAATGCCATGATAATTTCTCCTATTATTTAGCATTAGTTACAGATGCAAACTCACAAGACTAATCAGAGGCTGATTCACATTGGGTGCGTTTCCTATCTAGTTGGCCTACCAGATATTTAACGGGCCATGTTCTTCAGGTAATCCGTAAGACGTTGTTGTTTGCTGATTGGTGTAAGCGGGTAGCTAACCTACTTACACCCTTGATGACTATAGTTATACTTACTTTTAACTATTTGTCAACACTTTTTTATCTGGCTGAACCAGATACATCATAGATAAACTTACCACTACGGATAGCTTCCATGATTTCATCTGAACGCTTCTCATATTCTTGAGGCGACATTTTTTGTACTTGCGACTCTTTCAAATATGTAGATGCTTCATTCTCTTGAGGTTTGCTGCGACTGTTCTTCGTAGACACAGACTTTGCAGCATCTTTATCTGACTTAGGTTTTTTCTTATCAATTCCCATGTCAGCTTTATACAAGTCAATTGCTCGTGCAGCAGAACGTGCGTCATTGTCATTATCGTACAATGCATCTTGTACCCACTTTGGCTGTTCTTCTGCCCACTCATGAAATGCATCATCGTCACGAATTTCGTCAAAGTCAGGATGCAAACGCATAAGTTCTGCTTCAGCTTTTTCTTTAGTAGCACTAAGTTGCATTTCGTCAATTGCTTTAAGTCTTTCTTCTAAAGCAGATGATTGCTCACGTGCTTTTTTCATTGCAATTGTTTCAACAATAGCTGCTACATCTGGATAATCCGCTGCCCATTGTTCAATGTCTTCATCAGACTTAGGCAGTTTCATTTCTTTTTTAGTAGCTTCACTTAGCTGTCGTTTAAGTGCGTCTAATTCAGCCTTAAAC